AACGCGGCAATGTGCCTTGTGGGAAATTACTCAATTGACATCTCCGGCATAATCCATTGGCAAGTTTCTTCATCAAATCCAATGTGGTTTTCTGGCTCCGGAGCGATAAAAGCATCAAGTGCTTCATTGTATGTGTAACCAATGCCAGCATAATTCTTGCGAATTGTGGCATTGTATGATGTTTGTTTCCAAACACCACCGAACAAGTCTGTTGCAAATTGTTCAATGTTTGGCTCGTAATCATTTGAAATTACAACAACGCGAATCACGCAATTGTTCTGATCTAATTCCGCTGCGTGTGCCATTAGAAAGTCACCGATCCGCTTCCTGTGAATTTGTAAATGTTGTATCCGCCTGTGGTTGTTACAGTTGGTGATCCTGTAGTTGAAACCGCCAATGCAAAGCTGTCCGGATAACGGATGATAACAACGCCCGAACCGCCGGCCGCTGAGTTAGGCCCGAACCATGATCCGCCGCCGCCGCCGCCAGTATTAGCTGCTCCAGCTGTTGGGAGAACAATGTTGTTTCCTTTTCCACCATTTCCGCCTACACCGGAACCGCCGTTGCCTGAAACAGCTGGAGGATCTTGTGCAGCTCCGCCGCCGCCGCCGGCATAAAATAGCGATGATCCTGAGTAAGTGCTTGATGTTCCTGCACCGCCATCGCCTCCAGTAGCAACAGCTCCGGGTGCTGAGCCATTTGCGCCAACAGCTGATGAACCGCCGCCGCCGGCTCCACCCGAACCCGAAACACCATTTCCACCGGCATTACCTTGACCCGATGTTCCAGCACCACCTGCGCCGGCACCTAATCCACCACCGCCGCCGCCTGAACCGCCGCTGTTTCCTGTGCCGCCATTACCTGAGCCGCCTCCGCCGCCTGTTGCTGTGATTGAGCTGAAAACTGAATCGTTGCCGTTGTTACCTTGGCCGCCGCTTCCGGCTCCACCTCCACCGACTGTGACAGTTATTGCTGAACCACTTGAAACAGCAAAATTAGTTGCTGTTCGCAATCCTCCAGCTCCGCCACCTGCACCGGCAAAAAATCCGCCTGATCCTCCACCAGCTACAACCAAATAATCAACGGCCGTTGGTGCAGCTTTGATTCCTTGAGCGGTGATTCCCAAAATTGGATTGCGCATTATGCAATGCCGCCAATCACAGTCCAAGAATTTGCAGCCAATTTGATCGCGCTTGCGATCTTGTAACGGCTTAAAACAGGCGATCCAATTGTGGCACCGGATGAGACAACAGTTGTTGTTCCGGGTGTTGTTGCCGTGATGGTCGTGACTCCTGCGCCTTTCATGTAAATGTTCAAAACTGTTCCAATATCAAAATTTACAGTTGCATCCGTTGGAATATTAAAAGTATTGGCTGAGGCATTGTCCATTGTCACCAATGTGTTTGTGCCATCAGTCAAAGCAGCTGTGTAGCTTGTTCCAGTTTGGGCATTGATCGCCAAACTCATGTCATCTTGTGCGATCCATGTAAAATCCATGTCGGTGTTTGAATTCTTAGCAAGCACCTGACCAGTTGTGCCGCCTTTAAGATCAGCCATCGATGTATCTACCGCTTGACCAAAAACAGCGAAATCGGCTGGGAGATCAGTCACCAAATCGGTGCTTGTCGGCATCACCCATCCAAAGTTTGATGTTGGATTACTCATTTTTTCTCCTTACGCAACAATCGTTGCATTGATCCAATCCAAAGTTGGATTGATTGTGTTCCATTGCTCAACCACCGGCACATCGTTCCATCGCATGGCTTGCAATGAAAATGAGATTGGTGAAACGATCATTGAAATGCTGACCTGATTGTATCTGGCCGAAAATGTCCAGCCTTCAACGAAACCCAAGTAATCGCCTGAATTCATGTTAAGTGGCAGATCAGCAATGTTCACAGGCATACCCATGAAAACGCCAATTAAAGCATCCCGATCAGAATCATCAAGCTCCGGATTGGTGAGCTCAAATGTGATGTTGTTAAAATTAAAGCGCGGATAAGCTCTCAAAGACAAATAAAAATTGGCTTGATCCTCGGCATCGCTGGAATTGTGCAAGGTTGTGGCAATGATTTGAGCAAGTTGGCCATACAAAGCAATCGATGCTGCATCGCTGGCCGATTCCTCTGAGGATGATGTGGCATCGTATTGGATGGTAATTGAATTTCGCACATCGCCTGCTCGTTGCTGGATACTCAAACCTGATGCCAAAGCGTGATTTGCTGTTAAATCAACATAGCCATTGGCTGCCAAATAATTGGTGCGGTGTGTACTGTCTGCATAACCGATTTGTCCAGTTGAGGATTCAAAGATGTAACCCAATCCCGATGTGGCTAAAGCTGATATTAAAGAATAAACATCGGTGCGTGAGCTTGATCTGGCTGCGAGCTCATAATTGCCTGGTCGATCAATGTCACCCAATCCAGAATTTTGAGCATTTTGCCATTGAATTGTTGGATCATAGGTTGCCCACTCTAAAGCTGCCGGCACCTCTTGCCATGAATCAAACAAAACATTTTTTAAAACATCATAAATTTGATCGCCATCAAATTCTTTTGAAAGTACGCCATCGGTCAATGCTTTTGGCAATCTAGCCAATGCACCCAATGCGATGATGTTAATCCTTTGGGCATAATCAACATTGCCAACCTCAGCAACGGCAATGCCGACCTCCACAACAGATCCACCAAAAATGGGCACAAATGTATTTGTTGAATCTTGCAGCTCGATGGTAAGTGAATCATTGATTTGAATTGGCACATTAGATTGAGCAAGGTTAATAATTTGCAGGTTTGTATAACCTGCCTGTGCCTGCTCATAAATGTTTGTGCGACCGCTGGTTATGGTCAGATTGGCCAAAATAGCGGTTTGGTATTGAACACCGCCAATGGTCACGCGCCAAACGGGATTAAAAATTGTCATTAGATTGCAACCAGACTTGTTGCACCACCCGTGCCGCGGTAGTAAGAGTTGTTGAGTGTGTCCACAATTGTTCGTGCTGTGCCTTCGGAATCAATTGCGCCATTAACTGTCAAATTGATTGTTGAGGCTGCCGTAACGCCAGCGAGAGTGTTTGTATTTACACCTGATGGAGCAAATGTGGGTGTGGCTGCCATTTTGTCCAAAACAGCGTTAAGATTTTTTGAGGCTTCGGCAGCTTTAGCAGATGCGGCAGCGATTGATGGATCAACAACAATTTTTGTGCCTTGACTTGAATTAACTGTTTTTGCAAATGCCAATGATTCTGCCACGGATGCAGCTAATTCGGCTTGCTGTTCCTTTGTTTGTACAACGCCACCGGTTGAAAATGATTGGCCATTTGGCATGGTGCCGCTAAAACCTGCCGCACCGCCGGAACCGGCCATGGCTGTATTTGAGCTATTTGCCAAAGCATTTGCACCTGCCAACACAGCTGCGGCAACGGCTACGGCACCCACGCCGAGTAAAGGATTAAGAGCAAAAGCCGATGCAACACCGGCAACAATGGATGATGCTTTCAAAAGATTGTATGCCTTGATCAAAGTATTTATTGCCGCGATTGTGGCCGCAATTCCTGCGGAAATTTTGGAAACTAAAAATACTGTTCCGATAACAGCTGCAACCGCAATCAATTCATCTTTGAAGGTTATGACTGTTTTGATCAAGCCAGCAATTTTTTTGCCCCACTCGACCGCTGTTTTCTGTGAATCTGTCAAGCTTTCATCGAGGCCATTTGCGCCTGTTAAGCCATCAACAAAGCTTTGAACAACAGGCACAACATCGCTCAGAATAAATGCGGTCAATTCCTGAACCACAGGCAACAAAGCTGCGCCAATCTGCTCTTGTACCTCATCGCTTGCAATCTTGATGCGTGCAAATGCCTTCTCGGTGCTTTGTGCTTCGTTATCGGCAAAACCGCCAAAAGTGTTTGTGAGCGTGTTAAAAACTAAATTGAAATCTTTTGATTTGAGGATCGATTGATCGATACCCAATCCCAAGCGACCCAATGCATTGAGGTTGCCATCGTAGGCTTTACCCAAGGCATTTGCGACAGCTTCCAATGGTTTGCCGGTAGCGGCTGAAACATCCAAAGCCAAATTGAGTAACTTTTGAGCTTCCTCAACATCCTTTGTTGATCTAACCAATCGACCAAAAGCCGGGCGCAATTCATCGTCTGTGATTCCAATGGCAACGCTGGTTGTGCTGATGTATTTCTCAACACCGGCAATTTGTGCAGCTGTGGCCGTGGTTGTGTTTTCAATGGTAAGTGCAAGGTTACGCTGTGCCTTTTCATCAGCTGCGGCATTTTCAATTGCTACCTTCGCATAAGCTCCAATGGCTGCGCCAGCT